TGCAGACCCTGAAAAAGGTAGGGATATTATCTTAGAATTAACTAAAGCGAAAACTCCAAAAGGCGCTTACTACACAGTAATTCAGACAGTTATGTATGATGATGCAACTCCGGTTCACGAAGATAAAGGAATTGCGGAATCTTGGATTAACGATGAGTTAACTTGGGAAGATGTTTATTCTAAAAAACCTGTTGAATATTTAGAAGCTATTGCAAGAGGGGAAACTCCAAAATGGAACTCAGATAAAGGTGGTTATGATTATGGTAACTCTGATGAAGATGAAACGTCTTTTGGTGGTTCTAAACCGTCTGCTCCGGTTGACCCACAAGCGGATGATGAAGAAGACTCTGATATGCCGTTCTAATCAAACAAAACTTGGACATATAACTTGGACACTAGGACTATCTTGGTGTCCAACTTGTCTAAACAAACTAAAAAATTAAATTAATTAGACATATGGCGATTAAAAAACACGATTTTAAGTCCATTAAGGACAAATTCTCGACATCTGCAAAATACAAACCACAAAGGTTCTTTGATTTAGGTCCTGACTTTTTGGATGCTGTTGGTATTCCCGGGCCGGCTATAGGACACTTAAATATGTTCTTGGGTCACTCAGATACAGGTAAAACAACGGCTTTGGTAAAATGTGCTGTTGATGCTCAGAAAAAACAAATATTACCGGTATTCATCATTACCGAACAGAAGTGGTCGTTTGAACACGCAAAACTTATGGGTTTTGATTGTGAAGAAATGGTTGACGAGGAAACAGGTGAATTAGAATGGGATGGATTTTACATCTTCAATAATAATTTTGATTACATTGAACAAATTACTGATTACATTAATTCTTTATTAGATGCTCAAGAGAAAGGTGAATTAGATTATAGTTTACTATTCTTATGGGATTCGGTTGGTTCAGTTCCTTGTAAAATGACTTACGAGGGTAAGGGTGGAAAACAACACAACGCGGCGGCTTTAGCCGATAAAATTGGTATGGGTATCAATCAAAGAATTTCGGGAAGTCGTAAGGCGGATTCTAAATATGAAAACACTTTGGTTATTGTTAACCAACCTTGGGTTGAACTTCCGGATAATCCATTTGGACAACCTAAAATCAAGGCTAAAGGTGGTGAGGCGATTTGGTTAAACTCTTCATTAGTTTTCCGTTTTGGGAATGAGAAAGGGGCGGGAACTACAAAGATTACCGCAACTAAAGATAAGAGAACTATTAAATTCGCAGTTAGAACTAAAATTTCTGTTATGAAGAACCACATCAATGGATTGGGTTATGAAGATGGGAAAATTATTGTAACACCTCACGGATTTTTAGCAGGTAAAGAAACATCGGAAGAAAAGGCTTCAATTGAGAAGTACAAAAAAGAATACTCTGAATATTGGAAAAACATTATCGGAACAGATGGTGATTTTGATTTGAAAGAGGTTGAAGAAAAAGACTAGTAACGAATACAAACAAAACAAGTGACTAAAACACTATTAGTGGACGGCAATAATTTAGTAAAAATTGGCTTTCACGGAGTAAAAGATTATTATCATAATGGGAAACACATAGGTGCCTTATGGCACTTTGTGAATACCATTAGACGATTCATAGATGAACAAAACTTTGATAAAGTTGTTGTTATGTGGGATGGTGATGATAACTCCTCAGCTCGCAAACTTATTTATCCCCAATATAAAGAACAACGTAGAGACAGAGACAACGAGTATAAGTTAGATTCTTTCACTGAGCAGAAAGAAAGAATCAAACAATACTTGGAGGATTGTTATATAAGACAAATCAACGTAGATAATAACGAAGCGGATGATTTGATTGCTTACTATTGCCAAATCTCGGAGAACGAACAAAAAACTATATTCTCGGGGGATAAAGACCTTACTCAATTAATTTCAGACAAGGTATCAGTATATTACCCAAGAACTAAAGAAACTTATCATTTAGGTAGTAAAATCAAATGTGATTTTTACGAATTTCCGCACGAAAACATTAGAACTTATAAAATATTATCGGGAGATAAATCTGACAATATTGATGGGATATATGGGTTGGGTGAAAAAACTCTTATTAAGTTTTTTCCTGAGTTACTTGAAAAACCGGTTTCAATTACCGATATTTTAGAAAAGGCGGAAATCCTTCTAAAGGAGAACAAGGGTAATAAAACATTACAAAATTTGTTATCCGGTAAAACTAAAAGTGGGGTTTATGGTGATGAATATTTTGTTATTAACGAAAAAATTATAAATTTGTCAAACCCTCTGATTAGTGAGGATGCTAAAGAACTTGTTGAGTTATATTATAGAGAAACTTTAGACCCTGATGGAAGGGGACATAGAGGTCTTATTAAAATGATGATGGAAGACGGGTTTTTTAAGTATCTACCAAAAGGGGATGATGCTTGGGTTAATTTTGTTAGACCCTTTTTAAAACTAACAAGAAAAGAAAAAAGAAATTTTAAAAACAATTAATTAAAACTATGAAAGACCAAGATTCGGTAAAACTAGAATTCTTAATGATGGTAAATGATAACATCATTGTACAGAGATTTTTTAACGTGAGAGAGTTTAATAGTGAGGCAAAAAACTCATTAGAACTTTATGAATTACTTCGTGAATTTAAAGAAGATATTCACACACAATTATCATTAAAAACCGTAACGTATATGACGGACAATATGTACGAAATTATTAACAATCCAACTATTTTAGACACGTCTTATACGGATGGTCCGGAGTACTTCAACATCTTCATCAAACAAAATGATATGACAATTTGTCATAGACAGGTAGATGCTAAAGTATACCCTCCAAAGATAAGATATACTGTGGATGTACGCCCACACCTAAAAAACTTATTGATGGAGTTGACTGACATCTTTTCATCTAAAAATTTAACAAAAAAATATCTAGATGTTACCCTAAGTGTGTAGTATTTATTATTACACTAAAAGAAAAAATATATGGCGTCAAACAAAAATTTCGAGTATCTAGGTAGTACATTTCAGATACAATTATTAAACCAAATCATAATCGACAAAGACTTTTCAAGGTCTATTATAGATGTGATTGAAACAAGTTATTTTGAGAATAAATACTTCAAACTAATCATTCAAATGATTAAAGAGTATTACACAAAATACGAACACACACCAACCTTTGACACCTTAGAACAAATTACAAAATCTGAGATACAACAACCCTTAGCGGCAAAAATCATTATTGATACCCTTACAAAAGTTAAGGAGTCTACGCTTGAAGGTGCTGAATTTGTACAGGAAAAATCAATGAAGTTCTGTAAACAACAGGAGTTACAGAAAGTAATGGTTAAGGCTCAAAAAATTATTGACACTGGTGAATTTGAGAGTTATGACACATTAGAAGAGATGGTTAGTAAAGCTCTTCAAGTGGGGGAACACGATAAGGGAACTGAGAGTGTTTTCAGTAACTTAGATGATGTTTTAAATGAAGATTATCGTCATCCAATACCAATGGGTATTCCGGGTATAGATAGACTTTTAAAAGGAGGTTTAGCAAAAGGTGAAATCGGTGTAGTATTAGCACCAACAGGTGTTGGTAAATCAACTTTACTGACAAAAATCTCAAATCACGCGTTTAATTTGGGGTACAATGTTTTACAAATATTTTTCGAGGATAACCCAAAGATTATTCAACGTAAACACATTACATTATGGACAAAAATCCACCCGGATGAATTGTCTTTAAGAAAAGATGAAGTTATGGTTAAAGTTCAAGAAATTAAGGAAAAAATGCCTAATGAATTGATACTTAAAAAACTTCCATCTGATACTGTAACAATGATGCAGATTAAAAACCAAATTAGAAAAATGATTTCTGAAGGTATCAAAATTGATATGGTATTATTGGACTACATTGATTGTGTGGTTCCGGATAAAAACTTGGGGGATGAATGGAAATCTGAAGGGTCTGTGATGAGAGGTTTTGAATCTATGTGTCACGAACTTAATTTAGTTGGATGGACAGCGACTCAAGGTAATAGAAGTTCAATATCTTCTGATGTGGTAACTACCGACCAAATGGGTGGTTCTATCAAAAAAGCACAGGTTGGGCACGTAATCATTTCCGTGGCTAAATCTCTACAACAAAAAGAAATGAAACTAGCAACGATTGCAATTACTAAATCACGTATTGGTGATGACGGAGTTGTCTTTGAGAATTGTAAATTTGATAATGGTATGTTGGAGATTGACACAGAAAGTTCGGTGACGTTCTTGGGTCTTGAAGAACAAACTGAAGAAAGAAATAGACAAAGAATTAAAGACTTGTTAGATAAAAGAAAAGAAAAACAACAAATACAAAACAATTAATATGAAAGAAAAAATATTAGAACCAAATAATGACCGATTTGTTATCTTCCCTATTGAACATAATGATATATGGGAATTTTACAAACAACATCAAGCTGCTTTTTGGACGGCAGAAGAAGTAGATTTATCTAACGATATTAGAGATTGGGAAAACCTATCTGATAATGAAAGATATTTCCTTAAAAATATATTAGCGTTCTTCGCAGCGTCTGATGGTAT